GTGGATGTCGGCAACCCGATCCACCCCTGCACCCGCCTGCATGTCAATGCCGGTCCACTCGCCCTGCGCCAAATCGCGGTTTTCACACCACCACGCAGATGCCGCATGCCGACGCGTGCCAATCTCCAGCACGTCGCCGCCCAACAGATGCGCGTGCGATTCAATCCACCCCCTGATGTGGCCTCGGACGCTATCGCTCGGCAAGTGCATCATCCAAACCCACCCGTTCCCAGCATGTGAGTGCAGTTTCGCGCGAGGCGTTCAGCACTCGCACACCCGCTTTTTCCATCGCCGACGCAAGCTCCTCGAATCCGCGGACCCACTTCGCCACCGACCCAGCATTGCCCAACCCGCGCGGATGATCGCCGTGCCAGTGGCGCTTGCCGTCCGTGTACTGGCAGTCATATCCCAGCAGGATGATCGTTGACGCCCCACGGTGCGCCGCCAGCGAAATCGCCGCCGCCCCCGAGTTGTTGTAATGCTTGAACGTCTCCAGATGCGTCACGCCAAACCGGTGCAGCAACTTCGCCCGGCTCACACGCTCACCGACAAACGACTTGCGAACATCCTCCAGATGGACCTCCCACCACTTCCGGTCCATCGCGTACAACGCGTCAGCCCACGGCGCCGCCTTGTACGTGGTGTTCGTCACAACTACTGCGCGCGAACCTTCGGAGGTCTCCCCCTGCGGGTCGGTGCGCCACTCGCGGATACGGTCAACGTCTGCCGCCGTGAGGCTTGGACCGCTGGCGAGGCAGACAACTGTGCGCCAACGGCAGGAGCGGGGTTTTCCCGCAACACCTTCGTTTCGTAGAGTTCAACCGCTCCGTGAGCCATGTATTCCCGCGCGTGCGCCTCAATCAGCTCGACCACTCGCCCACGCGGCACAAATCCCAGCCGATCCACCCGGATCGGCTTCAACACATGAACCTGAACCATCGCCGTTCCCCTTGCAGGAATCGGGGCTGCTCGCCCAGCCCCGCCACCATCAGGCGGTGAAGTCGCCGTAATAGAAGGCCCCTGCGCGCTCCACTCCAAGCCCCAGACGCTCCTCTGCGCGGATCGTCACCAGGTTCTTCGTGAAGTCTTCGTTGATGTAGCCCATCTCCACGGCCACGCCCTCACGCACCCACAGCGTTGCGCTGTTGGAGAAGTCACCGATCAGCATCTTGCCGGCGGTGAGGTGCGTCGACAGCACCACGCGCAGCCCGAACGGGTTTGTGCCGGCGTTCATGCCGGGCAAACCGTACAGGTACATGCCGCTGCCTGCCGACTCGCGAGAGCGTTCCATCGCGCCCCAGTCCGCCGGGTTCACAATCACGGCAGTAGGCTGGTAGCCGGCGGCCCAGAGCGTGTACTTCGCCCTGTTGATGGCATCCACGAGCAGATCATCCGACGTGGGCGTGTACGCGGTGTAGTTGCCCGAATCGGTGAATCCGCTCAGGTTCGGCGAGGTGCCGTTGCCCAGCAGCAGTTGGCGGTCTACGCGTTGCGCGAGACCATCACGCAGCCTGGTGTCGATGTAGCGCGCAATCGCCGGAGCGTCCGCCAGCAACTGATTCGACACCTTGATCCAGTGCGCAACCGTGGTGATGGCGACGTTGTACTGCTCGAACGAAATGTCCGACTCGTTCTTCGCAGCACCCTGCGACACTTCCGCAGCCGAGTTCGTCCAGGACGCCTCACGAAGCGAGTTCGCCATGTTCGAACTGATCGGCACAGATGTCAGGATGTCACGCACCGTCAACGGCACGAACGCCCCGCCGATGATGCCCGGGTTCTGGTACGGAAAAACCGTCGTCGAATCCGACGCTACCGTTGCCTTCACCTCAAGCCTGACCTTCTCCCGCTGTCCGCCTGCCAGCGCCTTGAACTCCGCGCTTTCCGAGAACAGCGTGCCTGCGGTTTTGTTCCCGCTTCCGGGCAGGCTCATCTTCACGCCTTTTTGTTCGATGTCGCGCAGGCGGTCATCGACCTCTTTGTACTGCACCGACAGCTTCTGGACGGCATCTCGGGTTTCGGTTTGCACCTCGCCCTGTTCCCTCAACTGGCCGTCGAATTTGGTCATGGCGGCTTGCAGCTCGCCCCCGATTTTCTCCTGCACAGCGCGCAGGCCGTCCGCAATGACGGTTTTGAGTTCGTCACTCATGATCTATCTCCTGATTGGTTCGCCGGCATTGCCGGCTGGGTAGCATTAAGCGAATTGCTGGAACATGCGTCGGAGTTCCGCCGCACGTACTTGCTCGGCTTCGTGCTCACCACGAACCAGCGTTCGGATACGCGACACCAGCGCACACGCATCCGACTTTGAGAACCGGGCGGCATCGCGCAGCACGGCCTCGATTTCTTTCAGCGTCCCAGCCTCATCAAGCAGGGACTTCACGTCTCCGATCTTCGCCCCGAGGTCTGCCGGCTCCTCAACGACGCTGATCTCGACAAGTTCAATCTCTTTCAGCAGCCGTCCGCCGCCTTCGAGCATCTCGATCTTTTTGGGGCGAAAACCGATCGACAGCCCATCGACCGCCCCGTGCTTGAGCGACGCATACACGTCCTGCGCGATGCTGTGGCCGGGCGTCAATTCGCCCTCGACGAGTAGCCCCTTGCTGTCCGTAGACAGATGCAGCCACTTCCCGATCACGGGACCCCAATGGTTCCAGCGCATGCGCACCGGCCGGTCGCGGCCTTTCGCCTTGATCGTCTTGTCGTATGCTTTCGGATCAATCGTGTCTCCGTAGGCGTCTACGCCGCCGAACGCCGATGCGTAGCCAGCGAAGTGCATAGCTCCACCGGCAAAGCGCACACTCGTCTGTCCAATCGCAAGCAGTTTTGTCTCCATCCGTCATGCCCTCATGCAGCGAGCGAGCCGCTCGGATCAGCGAAAATATTAGGGAACAGCAGGCGAACCGCGGCATTTCGGCGCTCGGCCAGCGATGCACGCACCTGCGCCGACACGCGTACCGAATCGACCCCCGATTCATGCACGGCAATCGATGCGCGACGAATCGCGACCACCGCGACGCTGCACGAATCCTTGCCCGTTTCAGCGACCGCAACGCGCGCGACAACAGGCTCCGGCGGAACAGGCTCCGGCGCCGTGACCATGCGCCCTGGATCTTTTCCGTACAGATCAAGCGCCGACCACGGTTTGCGGTGCCGCCCCCCGCCTGTTGCTGGCGCGGACTCACCGCCGATATGCGCGGCAGTGATTGATACCGAATCGCCACCCGACTCCATGACCGCTATCGTCGCGGTGATCGCGGGGAGGGCATACACCACCACCCCACCCGGCAGCAGCAGCGCGTCGGAGCCGGACTCGACCAGTCCTACGCCGGGGATCAGCAGCGCGTCGGCCACGGCGCTAGCTCACGGCTACGGCGGGGTCGATGTACAGGTACGCCGACCATGCGACGCTCGTCTTGCCGATTGCCACGCGCACGCGGTACTGGCCAGCTTGGTTCACGGTCGTGGTGACCGACAACTTCTGCTTGTAGGTGTAGCTCGGCCCTGATCCGTTCCACGTCGATGCCGTGTCGTCCGTCTGCGCTGCCGCAGTCGTGGTGATCGTGGCCCGCTGGTCGGTGGCGAGCGCCCAGATCGCTTCGGTCGCTTCGGATTTGTACTCGACTTCCAGCCAGATTTCCGCGTCCGTCAGATCGGCGGTGTCGTTGGTGATGTACACGCTGAACGTCTTGCTGCCCGTGCTCGACAACGTGCCGTACCGCCACGGGGTATAAAACGGCGAGTGCTCGCTGCAATAGTCCGTGGTGGTGATCAGCCAACTGCACGCCACACCCTCGACCGTAGCACCGCCGGTGCGGTAGATGTCGGTGGAGGATATGAGGCCGCCGACATAGCTTCTGGCCGCTAGGTAGGTCGGTGCGTCAGCGGGGCCGCAATTCGACACGGTGCTGGACGAAGATATTGCCCCCGATGTAGCGTTGACGGTATAAAACGGTGTCCACGTCGATGCTGTTATGCAGTTTGAAACGCTGTTTGTACCAGCCCCTCCGGTGGATACGAGTTCGCAGGACGAGGCAAACCCTGAAACGTCTGCCCCCGATGCAATCAAGCCCGCCTCCGTCGCGCCAAACACATACCCGGTTCGATACGCAGGGTTGATGAATGTGGCTCCTAGTATTTCATTGTTTCCCCGTACATACCCGCTGAGTGAGGAACCTGAACAAGAGAATACTGCTTGCCCTCTCGGTGTCGTTCCATCAGCCGTTAGATCAATGATCGGGTTGTAGTGCCGACACCCCGAACCACCTAGTACCAACGTCCCTGCCGCACCCAGCACGAACGTACACCCCGCCGTGTAAAACGTCTCATTGGTATCGTTTGCGGACGTGATGTTTTCGCCGCTCGCCACTCGCATTTCGTACAACGCAAACGCCCCATCCAACGCTACACGGTACGCCCCGCCAAGTGACGATAACTGATTCCCCGTCCCAGTCTTGACCGTCGGCGTGCTCAGCGACCGATCCGCACTGATCAGGTTCACCGGCAGGCCGGAGGTCGGCCCGGTAAGGGTCCAGTGCGCGGCCTTGTTCGGGTCGTTGTGATCGTCAGCAAAATAGATCGTGTTGCTCGACGTGGTGAACGCCGCTGCGTCGTAGGCAATCAGATCGGCAACTGATGCGTCGGCCTTGCTCCAGTCCAGCGTGCCCGCCGTCTGCGTGGTGTTGGTCTGCGTACCGTCGCCGCCGCTCCAGATGCAGTAGATCGCCATCAGTCACCCGCCCCCAGCAACGCATCGAACTCCTGCGCGGCGAGACTTTCCTGCATCTTCGCGGCAACCACTGCCTTGTGCGCCTCGGGGTCGAACGCCGGGTCGATCGTGATCACCGGGCCGTACTGATGCACACCCCCTGCATCGTCCGTGATGCGGTAGAAAATCATCCGCTGCTTGCTGCCATGTATGGAATCAATCTCGACGATCATCACTCCCCCCTCGCCGCTTCGATCGCTCTGTACGCCGTGCGCATGGCCGTCAGCCGCGTCTTGAGCGCAGACCACTGCGCCAGCGTCAGGCCAAACACCGCGCGCATCTGCGCGTCCGTGATGTCGCCGGCGTCCAGCCGATCCATGATCCACGTCGCAATCCGCGCAGCCTCGCGCCGATCCGCAGCACGAAACCGCGCGCGCAGCCTCACGGCAAACTGCTGCGGGGTCTGGTGCCGGAGAACAAGGGCCATTACTCGTGCCTCATGCGTGCGTGATCGTGCCGACTGTGACGCGCACGATCTGACCAACAGCAACGGCCACGTTGTCCACAACCACGTCCGTCCCAGACGTGCCGGCGCTCATGGCGCCACACACCACGTTGCCGTCCCCGTCCGTGATCACCGCAGCCGCAATATTCCCCGCCGCCACAGCCTCCGCCTCAACCACAGGATCAAGATCCAGCGTCAGCGTGTCACCCGATACAGTGCCGCACGGGTCCGCCAGCGGAACTTCTACCAACACCGTCGCCATGCCCGTCGTGCCAAGCACCACCTTGCCCGGCCCGGACGCAGCATCAATCATGTCCGCCACCGCCTGCATGCGGGCGGTTTTCGTGTCAGCCCCGTAATCCATCCTGTCACCCTCCAGCCGGCCGCGTTTCAGTCCGCACAGGGACGCCATAATCGTCCCACTCGACAACCTCGGTAATTGTTCGATCCACCACGTTGCGCGTGATGGTTTTCATCGGCGTTCCGTTCTCGTCGCGCTCCAATACCTCACGCACGACCGATCCCGACAACGGGTCGGGCGACGGCGGAACGGCAGCCTCTACATGCACGCTCACCGGCGAGGCCTTCACCTCCGGCATCGTGAGCGAGATAGGCGCCGAGTTCAGGACAACATTTACATCACGCCGTTCATCGTCCGACTTCGTCGGGATCTGTCCGACCTGGCCAGCCATCGTCAGCGGCACCGTCGCGCCCTGTATCAACAGGGCGTCCCCTCCTGCCAGCGGTGCGCGCCCCTCCTCCATCCGCGCCTCGTTCGGCGTCATCTGCCCCGAGTTGATGGCCTTCTGATATCCATCCATTCTCGTCGGCGCGTCCACGCGCAACAGCCCGTCAAAATCAAACTCCAGCTCGAACTTTTCGCGATCCTGCGTGGACAACAGCGACGTGCGCGCGCTTGCCTCAAACCGTTCGAGGTACGGCCGCAGACCGAGCTTGTACCATCCCTCGATGATCGCCCGGATGCCTGTCCCCCACGCCGTCGCCTGCGAACTGTCGTTGATCAGCACCGATGGCACGCCCATAAACCGGGCGATGTCCTCCATCTGAAACCGCCGCGACGCCAGCAACTCAACATCATGCGGCGTCATGCTCACGGCCTGATACTTCATGAACTTGTCCAGCACAATCAGCGAGTCCGTGTTGCCTTCCGCCAAATCAGCGAACGACGCCCGGATCTCTGCGCGCTGCTGCTTGTTCAGCGCAGCATCGACCATGAGCAGGCCGGAAGGCTTGGCGCCGTTGCGGAACGTGGCCATCGCCCGCGACTCGCCCGCCTGCACCAACGACAATGCATTGCGCGCATAGTCGAGCGGCGACAGGCCGATGATGCCGTTGCCAAACAACTTTACGTGCCACACGTTTTCGCTGGCCAACACGGCAACGCCATCATCAGACTGATGCATATATACAACCGACCCATCCGCCAGCAGCGTCGGGGTGGTCTGCGCCGCCATCATCGGCGTGAGGCTCCCAATTCTGCCAGCCGCATCACGCACTATCCGCGCATAAGCGTTCCCCGCAGTACACAGCTGCAAGGTCAGTGTCTCGAAGAATTCGACCCTGTTCTGATACTGGTTCGGCCGGTACTGCAGAAGCCGGATCAGCGCATGTTCCGACTCGGCCACGCGGGTTGCTCCTCCCACCCGATACATAGTGAGCGGCAATCCGGCAACGGTCTCGGAAATCAGGCGCGCGCACGCCCAAAATGCAGACACCTGCATCGCCGTGTCGAACGTGACGGGTTTCGCCGCCGACTCGGCATAGGCCACCGGCCCAGCACTTTGCTCGCCGCGGCGTACAAACATGCCGCTGACGCGCGACAACACGCGGCGGATGAATCCGTCGGGATCCTGTAGCGCCATCAACTGTACCTCAGCGAGACAGCGGCCACGGCCGCGTCGAAATCGAACCCTTGTTCCACGAGCATCGCGCGCCCCATCGCCATCAACAGCGCGACAATCCCGTCGATCTTGTTGTCCGGCAATTCCTTGCGCGGAAAAATGTTGTCCTTTGCGTCCGACTTGGCGACTACGTTCGCCGCCATCCAA